ATAACTTCCATCAGCAACCAACGTAGAGTCCCAATCCACAATGACATCTTTATCTTCATCCATTACATAGTGGTGGACATCTGTTCTATTTTCGCTTCCATATTTGTTGTCTACATAAGCAACCAAAGAACGTTGGCTTATTGGCCATTCTCTTTGTACGTCTACAATATTATTGGCTATTAAAACAAGCCAATGATATTTTGTTGAACCATAATATTCATGCGCTACCTTTTCAGGTGTTTCACCGTCATTTAGATACCGTTCTGTTAAAGCAAGTCTGTTTTGAAAAAACTTATCTAAATGAACTCTGCGAAAAATATCTGTAACGATTGTGTGTATCGTTTTAGTACCGTCTTTATAAGGATAATACATTTTTGGTAGTGCTTTAAAATACATATTATAGTCCGTCTTGTATTCTTCGTCTTGTTAATGTTTCTAATTCTGTAAATGCTAATTCCACAGTTGTTTCTGTTGGCATACCACCTGTGTTTGCGAAAGTATTAAACATACCGTCTGGGCCATAGGTTACTTTTACATTTGTCAGCGCACAAGAAGATACCTTGGGTAAATTCATATTTCTAGAAACTTCTCCTGTGTTCTCATCTTTGTGCATAAATTCTATTGCAAATTCTGAAGGGTAAATTAAAAACATACCTTTCTCTTCTATATCAGGATGCATATGGTACTTAAAAGTTTTAACTATATCCTGTACCATTTTTGCTTCCCCTGGATTCCTGGGTGAAAATACATAATTAAATGCAAACTTTCTAAACCCCATACTCTTAAATAATTGTTCTTTAAATGGATTGTTAACCTTTTTAGATGTTACCTCAAATAGCGCTCCAAGGTCTGCATTTGCTCCTGCCGCTTTTGGTATGTTAGCAGCTCCTGCAATAAGATTTCTAGTAAAGAACTCGGCGCCCTCACCATTGGCAATGTTTTCCATTAATCCACCATCGCCAAAAAAGTCTCCACTGTTTCCGTATCTGCCTAAAATGCCAGCGATACCTAACTCGGCCTCGTTCCAATTAGCAGTATAACCTGCTACTATAGACTGAGGGACATGCAATTGAATGGATTTCAGTAATCTAACCGTTTCCATATTTTGGATCCAGTTACCAGCATCCATAGCATAATTTACAGCTGTGCCTAAACCTGCTGCAGCTACCATGGATCCAGCCGTTTTCGTCAAACCTGAATTTCCTGCCAAGAATTTATTAGCTTGATAGCCTGCTAAAAGAGCAGCCAAAACCGCTCCTGATTGTTTTTGAGCATCCTCTCCTTGATCAGCTTGAGATCTATTTTGATCTGATTCTTCCTCTGCAACTATAACATTAGGATTAGTTGCCGCTGCATTGCCATTCATATCCTCTACCGTATTGTCTTTGCCAAATCTCCTGGCATTAATAAAAAATTGAATACCATTTGGTTGACTGTCGGTAAATAATTCTTGAGGATAATATAATGTGTCACCATCCGTGGCCTCTCTATCCTGATCTGCTGTCACATAAGAGTGGCCAGCAGTCTTAGACGTTGTAGTCAGTTTGTTCTTACTTGTCCCGCCTGCGGTCCCACCGGCTCCACCAGTTGTGTTGTCGTCGTCTGCCATATAAATACTCTGAGTTATGTTATATACTTATTTATATGGTTTACGCCAAAGAAATATATAAAGGCAAGTTTATTCCTCGAAACCCAATCAAGTATCTCGGGGACTTACAATCCATTGTCTATAGGTCTAGTTATGAATTAAAATTTATGAACTGGTGTGATCTTAACGAATCAGTTAAAGGTTGGGCATCAGAAGAAGTAGCAATTCCATATCGTAACCCACTAGACAACAAGGTACACAAATATATGGTGGACTTTTATATACAAGTAGACAAGAAAAAGTATCTTGTTGAAGTAAAGCCCGAAAGATTTACAAAACCTCCCGAAACACAGAAGAGAAAAACCAAAAGATACATACAAGAAGTAGCCCAATACGGAGTTAATGAAGCCAAATGGAAAAGTGCCAAAGACTTTTGTAAAAAACAAAACATGGAATTTATGATTATAACTGAAAAAGAATTGGGTATCTAATATAAATACATTATATGGCAACACCATTCACAGACATTAGACTAAAAGCAGGAGATGTAGATCGTTCTGCCAATTGGTATATGAAAACTGTTCGTAATGTAGCGAGCGGGATGAATCAACCCAATGAGGTATTTGGTTCAGACTTAGGAGAATATGCACGACAATTAGAAATAGGTCAAATGTATGCTTTTAGATATGACCCCAAACATAAAGAAACATTACCATATTATGATACTTTTCCTTTAGTTGTAATATCAGATCCGTTGCCAAAAGGTTTTAGTGGAATTAATTTACATTATATTGCTCCTTTAGTAAGGGCTAGATTACTAGGCAAACTTATGGATGTCTCTGATTTAGAGATAGATATAAAAAGTAAATTAAGTTCACAATGGGGGTTTATAAGAAACTTTAGCAGATACCCTGAAGTAAGAGGGGCTGTTAAAAAATATTTAACAAATCACGTTTCAGGTAGAATGTATAAAGTAAATCCAGTACATTGGAAGTCAGCAATATTTTTAGACACACAAGCATTTGTTGGTGCTAGAGCTGGAGAAGTTTATAGAGAATCTGCTAAACGACCAGAACGCAAGAGGGCACAAGTATAATGGCAGTAGTTCAAAAATCAACTCATCCTTTAACAAGATTCCAAGAGTTTGTAACACATATAAGAGACGTCCCTTTAGCTAGAACTGAAAGGTTTGAATGTACATTTGCGCTTCCTGCGAAATTGAACGAAACTATTAATGCCATGGATGATCCAAAAGCACACAACATAATCAAGAAGGATCAGACATATTTTATGTCGATGATGTGTGAAGAAGTACAAATACCTGGTATGGTATTACAAAACAAAGAAGTTCCTATTGGTGCTTGGAATTTTATGAGAAATTCAAATGTAAACTTCTTAGGAAACGAAATAAATATTACATTCTTAACAGATATTAACTGGGAATTAAGACATTTGTTTGAGGCATGGATTGCCCATTGTGTTGATCCTGAATCACATCAATGCGCTTATCCAGATGACACACATGGTCAAGTATGGATTAATGCTTTGAGTTGGGATCAAGACCAGAATTATTTAGAAGGAGCCGGTGGAGATGATGATGTAGATCCTCTTGATCCTTTTTATGGACCGCCTGCACCAGCAGCAGACCTTATAAAACCACTTGAAACAGTAATGACACAATGGGAATTAATGGAAGTCACGCCAAAGGTATTAAACTTAATACCATTGGGAGCAATGGCTGTTGGAATAGCAAGAACAACACTAATTATATCTTCAGCATACTGGAGATCTAGAACTATTGATATTGATTTAGGAAAGACAACAACAGCATCAGTAGAAGAATAATATAATGGAGAAAATATATGACATTACCTAGAGTACAAACACCAATATTTGAAAGCACTCTTGCTTCAACAGGAGAGGTTATTAAATTTAGACCTTTCCTAGTTAAAGAAGAGAAAATTCTTATGTTGGCAAGTGAGTCTGAAGAATTTGAAGATATGGTTAACGCATGTGCGCAAATCATAACTAATTGTTCTTTAGATAAAGTTGATGGCTATCAACTTACAATGTTTGATTTACAAGATTTATTTCTTAAAATAAGATCTAAATCTGTAGGTGAAACTTCTGACTTTACACTTACCTGTGGTGGGTGCCAAAAGTCTACACCTTATACCTTAAAACTTTCTGATATGAAAGTTCTAGGACTAGATGATCTTCCTAATAACTTTATAAAGATTAGTGAAGAAATGGGTGTACAATTAAAATGGCCCAATGCAATAGTTGCAGCTCAAATTGATAAACTAGAAGATGATGAGTTAGTAGCTAAATGTATTGATTATGTGGTTGAAGGGGAAGAAACTTTTAGTACAGAAGACGAACCAATTGAAGAGGTTATTTCTTTTGTTGAGGGTCTTCCAATTGAAATTATGGATAAGATTAGAGAGTTTTTTATTAAGATGCCTCGTATCGAACACACCGTGGAATTTAAATGTTCTAGTTGTGAAAAAGATAATGCCGTTAGCATTAATGGATACGAACATTTTTTCGGCTAACTCTTTCTCAGGAGAGTCTTGAAAATTTTTACAAGACTAATTTCTTGCTTATGCAAGAACATCATTATAGTTTAACGGAGCTAGAAAATATGATGCCGTGGGAAAGAGAAGTTTACGTTTCAATGTTAATACAACATCTTAAGAAGAAAGCAGAGAAGAGAGATCAATACGGAAATAAAGTAGATGGCGGATAAACAAGAATTATTACTAGAAGAAGTCCTTGAAAAATTAGGAAAGAAAGATCCTACGAAAGAAGGGGTCTTTGATTCTAAGGAATGGATCCTCTTTGAAAAAATGTCGAAAGAAAAAAACTTCGAGCATGATGACCACTTCGAAATCTTAAAAGAAGACGCAAAAACTAACAAAGCCTTCAACGCTATTCAAATTGGTAAAGAAATATGGGATATGGGCCGGGAAAGAACGGCCAAGAAATTTTATGAAAAACAAAGAAAACATAACAGAGGCGCATTTGACTCACGTAGAAAAATAGAAGCAGAACTTGCAGCAATAAAAGAATTATTAGATGAAAGAATTATAAAGGTCTTACATGGAGGTGGGTTTGGACCCGAAGGTTATCAAGAAACAGCAGGTGGTCAACCAACACCACCCACCCCGGGGCCAACAACAACAACAGCGGCCGCCTCAACAGAAGATCGGAAGATAAAGAAAGACATAGAGGATATCGAAAAGATATCAGCCGGAATAAAAAACAAAATA